AGATTTCTTATGAGGACAGATATACAATATTTCTCGGAGAAACTTATCTTCTCCGAGATTTTTTACATCTATGATTAGTTCATCACAAGAACCATAATACTTTCTCCAATCACTTTCTCTTTTCTTTCTTCTTCCTGTTTTTCTATCTTTCTGTCTAGTCCAAAAATGTTTTTTACCAATATATTTTTTATCGTTTGTTAGATTGGTAATCAGGTAAACAAACCCCTCCATATCCTTTGGAGTTTCTTCAAAATCTTCTTGATTATATTTCCAAGTCATTCATAAAGTTCTTATTGGTAAAGTATGTATGCTTATAAATAACTAAAAAAGTATTTTAGGCAAATGAGAGATAAAGAAATTATCGGTCTTTGGGAAGCTTATCAACAAGTTCATTCTCAAGTAGAAGAAGTTGAGCAAGTTGATGAAGGTAGAACAACTAATTTGAGAGCCCTTGCCCGCGAATCACAAAAGCGTAAAGAGGATAAGGAAAGAGGTAGACCAGAAACTAAGGCTGAAATTCACGGCAGATTAGCATTAGGAGATTTCCGTCCCAGTGCTTCTCAAGAAGAGAGAGCAAGAGGTGGTCGTCAAAGACTCAAGGATAGAGGAAAAGTTCCTAAAAGGGGTGGAAAGGATATGTTTGAGCAAGTCCTTGAGCACCTAGTTGCCGAAGGTTATGCTGATACAAATGAGGCAGCACTTGTAATTATGGCAAATATGAGTGAAGAATGGAGACAGAGTATTGTTGAGGGTGAAGAAAAAAAAGAAGAACCACAAAAACCTTTTACTGGTGAAGGACCTAAAAAACCTAAAGGATGGAGACCAACTGGACCAAAACTAAAATCTGGACAAAGACCTGGATATGCCCGTTGAGACCACTTTCCAAACTGGCACACAAGAGGGTCTCACCACCCTCTTTTTTTGTATGATAAATAGTTGAACCTAATACGACGGCAATCTGTTAGGGTGGTTAGGGCACTTTCGGGTGCCTTTTCCTTTATAAATACTTATGCCGTTGTATTAGAGTAGGATGAAAAATCCAAAAAGATTTTATACCTACGCTTATTTGCGTAAAGATGGGACACCTTACTATATTGGTAAGGGACAGAGGGATAGGGCATATAGTAAAAATCATATTAATATTTCTGTTCCTCCAAAAGATAGAATTTTATTTTTGAAGAAAAATCTTTTAGAGGAAGAAGCATTTAATCACGAAAAGTATATGATTGCTGTTTTTGGTAGAAAAGATTTGGGAACGGGTATTCTTCATAATAGAACAGAAGGTGGCGATGGAACAGCAAATATAAGTGATATTACAAAGGAAAAAATGAGATTGAAGAAACTTGGAAAACCCCTATCTCAAAAGCATAAAGATAAATTGAGTGAAGTTAGAAAGGGAAATATGAGGTGGAATAATGGTATAAAAGAAAAACTTTGTAAAGAATGTCCAGGAGATGGTTGGGTTCGTGGAAGACTTATGACTGATGAAATGTCTGTTAAATATGGTAAATGGAATATTGGAAGAAAGGCAACTTTAGAAACTTTAGAAAAACTTTCTGCTAGGAGTAAAGAATATGAATATACAATTAAAAGTCCTGATGGAGAAATTTTTATTATTGATAATATGAGTAAGTTTTGTAGAGAAAATAATCTAACTGCCCGTTTGATGATTTCTGTTGCTCACGGCAAATATAAGCAACATAAGGGGTGGGAGGTTGTGACAGTTGAAAAACTGCCCAAGAAGGTGTGATATGCCTCAAATTTGATGTATAGTATCCTCATACAACACAAAAGCAGAAGCAAATGTCCGTTAAGTTTGAAGTTAAAGGTTCTCTTGCTCGTCTTCTGGCGACTGAAGACCTCGTTGTGGAACATAAAAAGGTGGAGACCGCTTGTTTTAACGTCCATACTAGGGTATTGACTCTTCCTATGTGGGAAAAAGCAAGTGATAATGTTTATACTATGTTAGTTCTCCACGAAATTAGCCACGCACTTTGGACCCCTAATTTTGATTGGACTAAAGAATACAAAATTCCAGGACAATTCGTAAACATAGTAGAAGACGCCCGTATTGAAAAACTTTGTAAAAGGAAGTATCCAGGTTCTCCTAAAAGTTTCTATGCTGGTTATAAGGAACTTGCCGATGATGATTTCTTTCAGATTGGCGATGATAAACTTGAAACTTATAATCTTGCCGACCGTGCGAATCTGTGGTTCAAGATTGGTAACTTTGCCGATGTTCCAATTGAGCGTGGTGAAGAGACTGAAATTATCAATCTGATTGCCGATGCTGAAACCTTTGCCGATGCGCTGATTGCCGCAGAAGAACTGTATAAGTATTGTAAGCGTAAGCAAGACGAAGAAACCAAAATCAATCTAGATTCTCACGAAAATCCAACTTCTGGTTCAGGAGATTCTAATTCTGATGATTCTGATGAGAATGAATCCGATGAGACTGAAGGTGAGAGTGAGCAGTCAGAATCTGATGGTTCTGAAGACTCTTCATCCAATGAAGGTCCTCAGCAGCAACCCCAACAGAGTGGTATGGAAGGTGGTGAAAAGACTGAACCTGAAGTAAAGACGATGGATTCTCTTGATGAGGCACTTAAGAAACTGGTGAGTAATGATGGGTATGAGAATGTCTATCTGGAACTTCCTCAACTTGACCTGAAAAAGATTATTGTTCCTAACGATGAGATTCATTCTCGTTGTAGGGAGCAGTGGAATGAATTTCTTGAGAGGACCGAATACACTTCCGAACATACATTTGGCAATGTTGGTAAGAAATTTATTGAATTCAAGCGTTCGGCACAGAAGGAAGTCAACTATCTGGTGAAAGAGTTTGAATGTCGTAAGGCAGCAGACTCCTATGCCCGTGCTTCTACTTCTAAAACGGGTGTTCTGGACTGCTCCAAACTTCATACCTACAAGTTCAATGAAGACCTTTTCAAGAAAGTTACCACACTTGCCGATGGTAAAAATCACGGTCTGGTGTTTGTTCTGGACTGGTCTGGTTCTATGTCAAATGTACTGCTAGACACTGTGAAACAACTCTTCAACCTTGTTTGGTTCTGTAAGAAAGTTTCAATTCCATTTGAGGTTTATGCCTTTACGAATGATTATCCTATTGCTTCTTACGATGAGGATGGTAAGGCAAATCTTCGCCAACGTGCTTATACCGCAAAAGATGGGCACATTCAAGTCATTGAATGGTTCTCTATGATGAATCTTCTCACTAGCAAAGTGAATTCCAAAACTCTGGAAGAGCAGATGAAGAACATTTTCCTGCTTGCTTGTGCTTTCAATAGTAGTTATTATTGTCATTTTCCAGTTCCCAGTGGTCTGGGTCTTTCTGGAACTCCTCTGAATGAGGCACTGATTTCACTTCATCAAATTCTTCCTAAGTTTCAGAAGGAAAACAAACTTCAGAAGGTTCAGTGTGTGGTTCTGACTGATGGTGAAGGTGCCGGTGTTAAATACCACCGCGAAGTGAAAAGGAACTGGGAATCAGAACCTTATCTTGGAACCTCTCACATCGGCACGAATTCATTTCTGCGTGACCGTAAAACCGGAAATACCTATTCTTTCGATGTTGAGTTTCATCAATTTACCGATGTTCTTCTCAAAAATCTACGGGATAGGTTTACCGACATTAACTTCATCGGGATTCGTGTAATGGAATCTCGTGATTCGGGTCACTTCATTCGTCGCTATTGTGGTTATTATGGTCCTGAGTATGATAAGGTGATGAATTCTTGGAAAAAGGAAAAGTCCTTCTCCATCAAAAACTCTGGGTATCATACTTACTTTGGTCTTTCCGCAAGTGCTCTTTCACAAAGTACCGAGTTTGATGTTGCTGAGGATGCTTCTAAATCTCAAATCAAATCCGCATTTGCCAAGAGTCTGAAGAGTAAAAAGATGAATAAAAAGGTTCTTAGTGAGTTTATTGAACTTGTTGCCTGAATAAATACCTGAAAAGGTTTCTTATCAATAATGAAGACTTTTCAGGAATTTATGGTAGAATGTTATTCCATTCAAGAGACTTCTCTTACTCGTGTAATGAGAAAGTCTGAAAAGGGTGGAATGGCAATTCTCTCAGGTCAAAGAGGAGATAAATCCAAAAAGGAAAATAAGGAAAGGTCCGCAAGAACAGAAAGAAGAATTAGAGGTGCTGGTCTTCCAGGACCTACTAAAGTATCTGGACGTTATACAGAAAACCCAGGAACACCAGAAGAAAAGAAAGTGGGTGAAAAATCTCACGTAGTTTCTTCTGGTAAAATGGGTAAAAGAAGATTCAAGAAAACAATAGAGAAACTTGGAACTGAAGGTGGACTCAAACAGAAGCGTAATGTGAAAGGTTCATCCAAAGACGACCAAGATTCTGTATTGATTCAACGTAAAGGTAAAGGAGAAGCAACACTCAAAGGAACTTCAAAAACATCCTGGCCTGGTAAAGGAAAGAATGTTGGAGTTGGAAAAATGAAACCAGGAAGAACTGGTGAGTTTGATACAAAAGTCAAGAACAAAACATTTACTTATGAAGACTAAATTTCCATTTGAACACGTAGTTAGTAACGACACCAAAGAAGTTTGGGTGAAGTGTGATAGTGCGATTACTGCTATGGGTATTCCTGCCCTTGTGGAAAAGTACTATCCCGGTTATAAGGGTCACATTGGGAGTGCCGAATACCTGAATAAACTGCGGAATCAGCAGGTCCAATCCTGAAACTGTCACACAGGGGGTCCCACGACCCCCTTTTTTCTTGTATAATAACTTCAGTTAAACAAAACGACCTAACTACATCATGCCTCGCAAGATTTCCGTGACTGACGAACAACTGATTGAATCCCTCAAGAATCTTTATGGTCCTGAAATTACTTCTGGCGACCTCAAGGGTTTCTGTGCCTATCGTTCGCTCAACTATCAAACCGTAAGCAATAAACTCTCTCAGTACAAGACTTCTCGTGGTAAGTGGAATCTTGAAGTGACTCAAGAAAAAGTAGAAGAGATTGAGCGCAACTTTAATTCCGTATCTGTTCTTCCTGAAGTTCATCAAAACCTGATTCCTGATAAAGATGATACCTTCGTCAAGTTTGGTAATTTTAACGACATTAAGAAAATTATTCAGTCCCGTCTTTTCTATCCTACGTTCATTACGGGTCTTTCGGGTAATGGTAAAACGTTCAGTGTGGAGCAAGCGTGTTCTCAACTGAAGCGTGAAATGATTCGTGTCAACATTACGATTGAGACAGATGAGGACGACCTGATTGGCGGTTTCCGTCTTGTGAATGGTGAAACTGCTTGGCACAATGGTCCCGTGATTGAGGCACTTGAGCGTGGTGCTATTCTGCTTCTGGATGAGATTGACCTTGCTTCTAACAAGATTCTCTGCCTACAGTCCGTTCTGGAAGGTAAGGGTGTCTTCCTGAAGAAGATTGGTAAGTTCGTCAAACCTGCTGCTGGATTCAATGTGATTGCCACCGCAAACACCAAGGGTAAGGGTTCTGATGACGGTCGCTTCATTGGCACCAATGTTCTCAATGAAGCGTTCCTAGAGCGTTTTCCTGTGACCTTTGAGCAGTCCTATCCTGCCCCTTCTGTAGAGCAGAAAATCCTTGAGGGTATCGCCCTGGACCTGGGTGTGGAAGACCGTGATTTCTGCAAGCGTCTGGTTGACTGGGGTGACATTATCCGCAAGACCTTCTATGATGGTGGTATTGAGGAAATCATCAGCACCCGCCGTCTGGTTCACATCATCCGTGCCTATAGTATCTTCCAAGATAAGGCAAAGGCAATTCAAGTGTGTGTGAATCGTTTTGACGACGAAACCAAGCAGGCATTCCTTGAACTTTATGATAAGGTGGATGCTGACTTTGTGATGCCTACTGAAACTTCTGAA